AATCCTTGCATACCTTTTTTCTCAGGCTCCATATAAAACTTACTAGTAAACAAACCACCGCTAGTATGCTCAAAGGTAGTCTGTATGTAGTGACCTTGGTCATCTTTGCCAGCAGCCTGGATAAGTGCAAACCCATTGTCATTAAGAGCTGGCTTTATTGCTTTGATACATGACTTCAGACTTGCATATCTGTTTCTGAAGTGCGGATTAGTTGCATCTTTGTGCGGTGTAGCCATCTGTGACTGCGCTAATGCTAGTGCAGCTATTGCCTCTTTATTGCTCATAGCATGTCCTCGTTATGCATACGTTCGTGTTGAGCAATTTCTACTTCAATTCTTAGATCAATCATTTTGAGTTTTAGAGATGTGTTAAAACGTTCTAGTAAAGGGTCAATTTGATCAGACGGCATACCTTGCAAACCTTTTAATTCTTCTAACGCCTGAATAATTGTATTTGTTTCATCTATATTTAATTTCATTCCATCCCCCATAATTTTCTAGCCTCGCGTAAATACGCTGGGCTTTCTTGCCAAAAAATTGAATTCCAATCTGGTGATACCAGGCCAAGCAACTCTTCTTTTGTTTGCGCTGCGCGTAGTATGTTCTCTGTAATCTTGTGCTGCATTGTTATGTCTTCAATAACACCATCGAGATAGTCAGGACGCAGCTCTGGCGTGTTGGTTTGATCGAACACCCGGTAGTCAGTAGCGTTAGCGTAGACCAAGAACGGTGGTTGTTTGCCGTTGAGAGCATAGAACCCAGCTACCTGATAGACGTTGTTCATATCAAACATGCCGCTCAGTGACGAGGGTAGGGATCCCTTTGCCCAAGTACGTTCTCCCTTTTTGTTTGTTGTAGGTCTAGACCACTTGGTTTTTAGGTCACCTCTACGACCATAATCAGGCAGTGTATTATGCGGTAGTACATTGCCCGGTAGTGCCTCTAACAACTCGATCTCACCGATGTATCTATTGTCACGAGCCATAGCTTCTTTAAGCCCTATGACTGCGTTCTCGACAACGTCAGGTATCTCCTCGATATATTTTTCCAGACGTTCTCTATCGTCAGCCTCTACGCTCTTATCGTAGTTCTTTGGGCGGTATGCTGCTAAGTTTTCTTTAGCTATCAGCTGTGCTTCTTGCAAGCTTAGTGTTTGGCCGTAGTCTTTATCTGGTATTAGGCATAGGTCGCAGCCATCTTGTACGGCTCTGCCAGCAGCCATTGCAGCAGACCCACGATTGTTCTTAAAGATATCAATCGTGAGCCTGGCATTTGCCAAATCGGTTTCGTGTGCCTCAATATTTTTTAGCGTATCAAACGCTTTTTTTAGAGCTGGTCTAACATGCACTTTCTCAAATAACTTCTTAGCCCTGTCTCCCGAACGAGGGTTAGAATGATGAAAGTAGTCATGTCGAACAGCCCATTCTGGGATGTCAAACATCAGTCACTCCATTTCTTGTCGCACGATTAAATAATCAGCTTGCAAAAAATCTGTCAAGAATTAATTCAAGAATGCGTAAGAAAAAGAATATAGAGTTGGATACTATCGGTCAAGAATTGCTGTAAGAATTGTTGCATTCCTTACATTCAGATTGTTCACATTCAATGTCAACATAAGTAACGCCACGCAGATCTGGTCTATGAAGAACGCTAACAAGTGGCGTTGCCCATTCGATTTTTAACCCTTTTATTTCTATGCCAAGTTTAGAACTAAACACTGTGTAGCGTTTGCCTGGTTCTGGGTACAAAATACCACCTACAATCTGCATTGTTTCTTCACCAGGCATTTTCATCTCATCTTGTAATTTTATTAAAGATACGTTTTCTATGCAGCCTGGGTGTACTTTATTTTCAAATATTGGATATTTAATAAAAAAACAAAAAGCGTTTTTATATTCGTAAAAATCACCAGTATAATCATCGTCTGCTGTCCAATGCACCGCACATAAGTCATCACCTTGGTAAGCATTTATCTGCAAACCTTTGTTCCAGCTACCAGGCTCATGGTAAGTACGTTCTATTTTGCCTTCTTTTGTATAGTTACAATGCCCCATAATTGGTATTGGTGGATAAACAAACAGTATTTTTTGAACAGACACACTAAGTATTTCGGCATACCTCTCAGCGTCTTGTAAGGTCAAATTTGCGTGACCGTGTATTTGTCGGCTCAATGCCTCAGGCGTAACGCCAGCTGCTTTTGCAATTTGTTTTTTTGTTATTCCACTGGCGCGGATGATTGCATCTAGATTATTTGGCATAATAGCTACTTCTCTAAATAAATTGTTGATGGTTGATTCCATAATAATTACCTTGTCGCATTCGGTCAAATCGTAACTACAATTAAGAGGCTTGCAAATTTTTGTCAAGGTTTTTACAATTCTTGCAGTAAGGATTGCTATGACACTTGACGATTATAGAAAGCAAAATAACTGGAGCTATTCAGAACTGGCAAGGCAGCTGGGTGCTAGTCATGCAGCAGTGGCTCGTCGCTGGTGTCTTAGTTTTGACGATAAATCAAGACTGATACCTAATCAAGAATTTATGGAGCGCATTGTCATTAAGACAAATAGCGCAGTGATGCCAAATGACTTCTATCTGCGTAGAGACTGAGGACGATCTACAACGCCAGGTCGCTTGCTGGCTTGACGTTGCGCTACCTGATGGCTGTGTTTACCACCACAGTCCAAACGAGGGTCGTAGACATATCAATTACATTAACAGGCTCAAGAAGATGGGTACGAAGTACGGCTGGCCTGACCTGGAATTGTTTTGTCCTGGCACTGCAACTAAGTCCGGGCAGAACGAAGCAATATTTATAGAGCTTAAAGCCAAGCGTGGTGTGATGAATGAAAACCAGAGGCGTATGCGAGATCAGATTATCGAGGCTGGTTTTGCCTGGGCGCTGTGTAAGAGCATCGAGGACGTCACAGCGTTCTTGACGCCATTGGTTAAACTGAAGGTGAAGTGATGTCTGATGACGATGTGATCATGGTTCGCTGTTCACGTTGTCGCGGTTATGGAGAGAGAGAAATGACCTACTACGTGCATTGGCCTGGCGAGCACAACAACGGTGAGTATGTGCAGATGGTAACGTGTGAGGTGTGTGGTGGTAGTGGCAAGGTAAGCTTGCTGGAGGATGAGATTATAAACGAGGATCCTGATGCGTAGCCCATACACACTACCTGATGGCAATGTGTTGATCAGTTTTTCTGGTGGCAGAACGTCAGGATATATGTTGCATCAGATACTTGATGCCAACGGAGATCTGCCAGAGCGTTGCAAGGTTGTCTTTGCAAATACTGGGCGTGAGATGCCACAAACATTAGACTTTGTACAAGAGTGCAGCGAGCGTTGGCGTGTGCCTATCACATGGCTAGAGTACAGAAAGCAAATGCCTAAGTTTGTAACCGTTAGCCACAACTCTGCTAGTCGTGCTGGCGAGCCTTTCCGACAAGCATTAGAACAGCCAAAAATATTACCAAATGTATTTAGACGTTTTTGTACGCAAGAATTAAAAGTGCTTACGGTCAAAAGATATTTAGTAAAGCATGGTTGGAAGTCTTGGCATAACGCTGTTGGTATAAGGGCAGATGAAAAACGCAGAATAAAAGTTTCTACAGAGAAGCGTTGGCATAACTGGTATCCATTAAACAATGCAGAAGTAACAAAGAAAGACATAATGTCTTTTTGGGGCGCTCAACCGTTTGACTTACAAATAGTGCCTGGTAGCGGTAATTGTGATGGATGTTTCTTGAAATCAGAAGCAACGTTAGCAGCTATGTTCCGTTTGTACCCTGACAGGATGCGTTGGTGGACAGATATAGAAACTTGGAAATCAGAACAGATAGGCAAACAGGCTCATTTCCATGACACAAGAACGTATGCACAGCTGGGTGATTTTGTGCAGCGTCAGGGTGATTGGATTTTTGATGATGAGGCATATCTTTGCCAGGCTGATGGTGGGGAGTGTACTGGATGAACCGCCAAGTCACAGTGGG